GAAGATTACCCATTTCATCCACAGCAGCATTAGGGTCCGGAAGAATACCCTTTTCAATTTCATCATCAATCTGAGCATCAATTTCAATAATTTCCGAATCAGTTTGGCGAAGAATCTTTTTGCGAACATACTCGGTTGAAAAATACTTACCAATATAGGGTTCCATCGATGTAACAAGAGTTAAACGATTTGTAAGTAGTTCCGCTTCCTTAAGTTCTGCAAAATGATTGTCATATAAGAAATCATATTGAATATGATCACTCATCGTTTCCCAATCTTCCGGAGTTACAATATTCTTAAGAAGAAGTTGAGTACGAAGCATATCATTAAACATATTTGCAAAACGCTTTCTTAGGCGTCCAACAAACTTAGAAAACTTAAGTTCATCTCTTAAGATTTCAGATGAGCGACCAAGATTAAATCCATCACCACCTCCAGCAATTCTTGTTTCTGGAACTCCAAGTGCTCTGTAAAGTTTCTTTTGGAAATATTCAATATCAGAAAGTTCTCCAAGATTTTGGCCGCCAGGTAAGGTGGTGATTTCAGTTCCTCTACCACCCTCTCTTCTTGGAAGCCAGAAATCTTCAAGCATACTCATATACTTGCGATCATCACGAACTTCACCAGTTTGTGCATCATAAACTAATTTGTTACGATAACGACTCATAACCTCCTTAAGGTATTGTTCTGCCTTTACCTTTGGAAGATTACCAACATCAATATAGAAAATACGACGTTCAGGTGCTCTTGACAATCTATAAATTACCAGAGAATCCTCAATCATCCTCAGTTGATTGAGTGCCTTAATTGCTTTGTGGAGATATGAAAGTACGGTTCCCTTATTTCTATCTACTAAACCGGAAGTGCAATAAGTAATTGAATCTTTTGCAATTTTTACTGCACCTTTTGCAGAAGATCCAAGCATACCAGATGGATAATTTGATGTTGGAGTATAAATGAAATATTCTTCAATTTCCGGATATGTAACCTGATTTACGTTAAAATTAGTAAGTGCCGATAGATTTGGTCCGGCATTATTACTCGTCTTTTTTTCTTGACGAACATGCTTCATCTTCATAGGATCAATATATCTCAATTCCTGAATACCATCTTCAGGTTTTTTAACATCAATAACTTTGAGATAAAATAATCTGCCGTCAATATACCAATTTCTAAAAATTTCGTGAGACTTCTTATCGAAGTCCATAATTTCTTTAATATATTTGAACTCGTCTCTTATAATTTTTTTAAGTTTATCACTTGCATTTAAATTTGATAGTTCTATTTCTATAGGAGAATCATATAAATCACTCACAATCGCTTCATTTACAACATCCTCAATTGCTCCATCACATTCCGGATGAAGCGACATCTCACGATAACGACGAATTAAATCATATTCAGTTCTATAAACGCCTTCAATATCAATAGTTTGCCCATAAAAACCCGATTGAATATAATAATCAACCCCGTCCTCATTATTAGGAGGAACGGGGGAGACTATTGATTTGGATTTTTTTTCATTATCCTCAATTGAAAAACCAAAAAGTTTCGCCATCTTATAAAGTATGCTTACCTGTTATAGTTTATTTAGTTGATATCTTCACCGCCAGCAGCAGGAGAATCACCTCTAACTGCTTCCCACCAGAGAACTTGCATTTCTACGGTAAACTCCTGAATGGCATCAGTTTCATATGCCAAGTTAATTGGACTGATATTTGTTGGAAACAAATCATAGAAATGATATGCTCTCAGTGTAGACCCATCACGGTCTAAATGATAAACAAATGCATCTGCCTGATACAGAGCAGGATCTGTAACTCCTGTGTTATCAGAAACACGGTTGATTACATTCATCCAGTTTTCAAATGCCGAACGAATGGCAAAATCGGTATCGTTAATAATGGTAATCGTCCAAGTCTCAAACGTGCGGTCTCCTGCTAACTTTAGAGTTCTTCCTCTAAAGGCAACTTCTAATGGAGTTACTGTCGATCCCGGAAGTGCCGCTGATTTGACTAAAAATCTTGATTTGTCAAGAACGTTAGTGTCGGCGGGAGCAGCATCTGGGAATGAAAGAACAACCTCAAAGAGGTTACTTCTAGCACCACCACCAGATAACTTACTCTTGAAGTCCGTAATCTTCCTTAAAGGGGGTGGATTTAATTGATTTCTGGTTGCCATAGTTTTTAACCTCTGTTAATTAAAAGTTGCCGATTATTTCTTCAAAATCAACACCAGTCTTGGTGGCAATAAAGGTAAGACCGATGAAGTTAATCGATCTAGCTGGTTTAATGTAGATGTCTGCTCTAAACTCATTAGCATCAATAACTGCTGCCGTGTTATTTGTTTCGTCACAAATAACAACATAATCAAAGATACCTCTCTTTGCCTGAACATCACGCAAGAATGGTTCAATAGTATTTACAAAGTTAGTTCTAGTAATTTCATCGTTAAACTCAAACAGCACATCCTTGGCAGCACGAGAAATAGCATCCTCAAGGTAGATGAAGAGTCTACGAACATTAATACGATCAAATGCCGATGTTCTTGCTAATCCGGTCTTATCACCGAATAGAATAATACCAGATCCTGGAGAGAAGATGATTGGATTGATTCTATTGGAGTAGAGACGATCTCTTTGAGACTTACTTGGAGTGTATGCAAGTTTAACCGCATTTAGAATAGCACCTCTTGACGTACCAGCAGGAGAATACCAAGGGAAGAAATTAATATCACTACGAGCACATAGACCAGCAATATCACCATTTAGAGGGGCATATCTGTAAGTATTTGCAAATCTATCGTACATATACTTGTAACCAGAATCAAATACCGCATAAGATGAAGATGCTATGGGTGAGAAGAAACTAATTACATTACTTGTAATATCAGTAGAGTTTCTAACCGTAACATCAGTTTGTACAGCCGTATCAGTAAGAGAAGCACCTCTATAAGGTGAAATGAAGGCAATTGCATCTTTTCTAAGTTCGGCAACCGAGATGAGTTTGTTTGCCAGTTCTTGTGCGGTTTCTTTTGCATAACCAGCAGATCCCATCAGTAGGAAATCTACTTTTATTTCTTCTGTGTTCTCAAATAAATCATATCCATCCTTAAGTTCTGCCAGAGTTGCAGTAAGAGCACCGGTAGTTCCAATTCCTGCTTGACCATTATAGTTAAGACCTAGTTTAGTTGGAAGACCGGTATTGTCAAGACCCAGAGTATAAGTATTTGCACCTGCGGCACCAAAAATGATACCTTCTGCGGGTTGGTCCCATCCATTATCATCTGTTGGATCAAACTGATTTGGATCATATCCTGTTGTAGTGAGTCCGGCAGGAGCACCACCAGCAAAGATATTTGCAGAACCTGCGGCAATATACTTTCTCCAATAAGAAGTACTTCCGGCAGAAAACTCGGCATCAGTTGCCTTAGAAAGACCTAAGTGCTTCTCAAGAATTGTTCCGGCATTACCAGTAATTGTTCCTAAATCATCAATAACTACAACATGAACTTCATCAAATCTAGATCCTCTTGGTTCTGCAAATGCCGAAGTTCCTGGTGCTGGTGCTATATTATTCCACTGTATATTGGAATTAGTCAGAGTAATATTTTGCTGACTGAACCAATCAAGTTCACTAGCGTAAGATGTGGTTCCTAAAGTAACCAGATTGTCTCCGGTTGTAACGATGCCGACACTTCCAGTTTCGGCAAAACAATAGGTTCCGTCTTGCTGATAATCAACAGGAGTTTCTGTATTTCCGGAAGATACCTTACTTAAAATCTTAACCGCAATTGAACCTGCGCCAACCTCAGTAATGATTCCCTTTAAATAAGAACCAGTTAAAGATATGGAAGTACCCGTTCCAACATCTGCTTTTCCGTCAAGAGATTGAGTTACACCGTAACCAACTCTGGCAAGTGTAGTTACAATACCACTTAAAATTTGGTCTGCCTTAGAATCAATAATTGCTACTTTAATTCCGTTTGCCCAAGAACCAGGATTTCTTGCTACTACAGTAACACCATTAATAGTATTTTCGTCATATCCAAGTTCTTCATAATGATCTAAACTCTTAATCTTAACGCTACTTGCAGTTCCTACAAAAGCATTTCTAAGGTCGGCATCATCTGCTCTGACTACCTGCAATGAACCACCATAAGAAAGATAGGATGAAGCAACCATCCAACTTTCATAGTGCTTATCTGTGGAATAAGGTTCGCCAAAATTATTCAGTAGATCATTTTCATTCTCTACTAAAGTTGGCGAATCTACAGGTCCTTTTGCGAAAGGTGCGACAATTGCCCCAACCTTATTGGAAGCTGGTTGGACTCTACCAGAGGTTAGATCAACTTCCCTTACTACGATTCCAGGAGATGCTAAATTTAGCGGCATCTTTATTCTCCGTATTATCCCGAATTATTCTAAAAGTATTTATAATTTCCTTCTCTTTCAGGAATACTATCCATAATCCCACATATATGATCTATCACCATATTCATCTACACTCCAAACTTCTTGTTCTTGTATTCCGTTCTCCGATGTGGCATTCATCCATCGGTCTCCAGTTTCTTGTTCCACAAATACTTCCATATCTTCTAATCCATCAGAAATAAATCCAAATGGTGCCATATCCTGATCAATTTGGTTTTTTTGTTCCTCATATATTCTCTTACGAATATCATTATCCGTCATCTCCTTAAAATAGTCCTGAGCAACTAACCAGGAAAAAATGACAAGACACATTACCAAGTCGTCATTACAACCTTCTTCTGCCTCAAAAGAATTATGTTTTTGAGCAAATGTGGTAAGTTCACTAATGATATCATAATCATTAATGAATAGTTTATCATCCTCAATCAGTAGTTTTAGGTTAGAACAACCTAATTTTTTAACTGCCGCAGTTGTTCTAACTCCAAGTTGAGACTTTTTACCACTAAATCCAGACCCAACTAATTGCCCTGCCCTACCTCTCATAGAGCACATTAAAATATTGTCATATTCTAAATCATAGTGAAGAATATTGGCAACCTGATCTCCAATATCATTTACCTCTATAAGTAACCAGGCATTATCATATCCTCTTGCCACCTCATTAATGATACTGGGAAACAGCATCGGTTTGATTTCATTATTTTTATATTTTGCAA